CAAGGGTTTTCACCACGTAAGCCCGGCTTGCATGTGCAAGCGTGGCTTACCTCCTGGCGCAAGTGTGGCTTACGTGGGGTAAACCCGTGAAGCGCCGGGGATTCCTTGGCTCAATCCTGGCGGCCGGCTTTGCACCGGCTGCAGTCGCGTCTGGGGTATTGATGCCCCTGGGCAAGGTCTGGGCGCCTGACCAGCGCATGAACGCCACGGAGGTGTGGCACCGGCAGCAGGCCATGCTGGACCAGATCGAGCGCGCAATCAATCCCCCAATCGTGGTACTTCAAACCGAATTCCTGCGGCAGCTCGTGCGCATGGGATACGTCAGCACGGACGCGGCCGGCCTGCCTGCCGTGATGGGCGCCCGGGTTGTTGCCTTTGATGGCATCGACTACACGCCCGGCGGCTATGGCTTCGGACAGTTTCACCCTCCCGCCCACACCACACGGGCACAACACGCTATGAAAGGTATAGCACCATGATTAAACGCACCACCACCACCGAGCCCCAGGACGATGGCACCTTGCTGGCCAAAGTCCGCTGGTCCTTCCTGGGCATCCCTTATTTCTGGCTGCGGGTCCGCGTGCCGGCGGCCGTGAGTGCTGACGCCGGCACGCATACCACCAGGCTGGGAAGCCGAAAGATTGCGCTCGACGTGCCAGTGTTTGCCGGCCGGGACTTCGGCGCCTATGCCTTCAAGTGGACGGCGGCCGGCTGGTCCAGGTGGGCGGGCATCGTCGGCGCCAATAGCCCAAGATCCGGCGCGTACAGGGCTTTTGCCGCTGCTGGGCTATCTGGCCAGATATCCACAACTGTCAGCCTTGACCGGTCCGTCTGGTTTGTGGCGCTGAACATTATTGGCGGCCAGCCAGCAAGTAGCGCGAACGTGCGGCAAGACGCGAAGGCTGTGGACGCCATCACCGCCGGGCTTGCCTGACCATGTGCGCAGGCCTACCCCTCCCAGCGGATCCCGTGGCCATGGCCGCGCTGGCCGGACGCATCCGGCGGCAATCCGCAGCTGGTGACACTGACCGACCAGCCACAGCCCGGGATTACCGCTGCAACCGGTGCGGGTCCGCCCTTTTCGGGGACCTAAACGAGAACTGCCAGCACTGCGGGCCATCGGCTGGACAGGACCTGGCGGACGCTGCGCCCATCCTGATGGTGATGCACGGCCTGGCGCCTGAGCCCCCGCCCTTCCCGTCCTGGGGCGGAGCGTCTGCGGCCGTGCCGGTGCCGTTTGAAAGCGGAGGCGGTGGCGACTTTGGCGGCGCCGGTGCGTCCAGTTCATGGGACAGCGGATCAACAACCGGCAGCGGGGACTGAGGGGCAAGCATGGCAACAACGGCAGGACGTATCAGGGTTGACTGGTTCCGCGTAATCGTGGAGCTGGAAGGTAAGGGCTACCGGCCCGCGCAGATCGGCGCGGCAATAGGTTGGCCGCGCGGGACCATCGTCGGATGGCGAAACAACGACGCAGAGCCCAGCCACGCGGGCGGGGAAGCCCTGGTAAACCTCTGGGTCCAGGTTGTCGGCCCTACTCTGCCAGAGAACCAGCGACAACACCCGCGGGACGCCCTGCCGCTGAACGTGGAGGACCTGCTATCAGCCGCACGGGCCCACGCGCCGGACCGCAAAAAGTCGGGATTCCAACATAGCGCCTAAACGAAAGTCAGGGCTCCTACCCCGCCGCCATGTGCGGCATCAACCAAGGACGCCCCGATATGGCCCGTACCACCCGCACCCTCGAAACACCCGGCGCCGCCGCCATCGCATCACCTGACGCGCCAGCCCCTGACGCATTCCAGGCTACTGGCGTCCAGCTGGGCGACGATCCGGATCCCGTGGACCCCGCCGACCTTGCCGCCACCGTCGCAGCCCAGGCAAAACAGATCGCCGCTTTGCTGGGTGCTGTCCAGCAAATGCAAGCCAACGCCGGCAAACCTGTTGCATCCATGCCCGTGGTCGAAAAGCATCCAGCCATCGAAGCGCTGGACCTGACCAAGCTGACCGCCCCGACCATGACCGACAAGGGTTGGTACGTGCCGCCCCTGTACGGCTCGAACCCCAACGGCCACAAGGTTTAATCATGTGCATCGGCGGATCCGCTCCGGCAACGCCGGCCATTGTGCCGGCCGCACAGGTGCCCGTGCCTGACGTGGTGAAGGTGGACCCCAAGGTCGAGGCCGACAAGATAGACGCCGACGCCACGGCCAAAGCAAACACCGAGATTGCCGCCCGGCGCACTGCGCGCCGCGGCAGCGCCCTTTCCACCGGTGCCGGCCTGGCGCCATCGTCCGCACTGAGCGCCGGCAAATCAACCCTGGGGGGCTGACCCTTGTCAGAATCCGCTGAAAAGGATGTCCGGCGCTTGGCGCAGCTCAAGGGCGAACGTCTGCCGCATGAGCCTGTCTGGCGCAATGTATTCGAGTACATGGCACCGGAACGCGCCCACGGATTCAACGGCAATGTAGTTTCCGGAACCGACATCCAGGCGCAAAAGGCGAAGGTGCTGGACAGCACGGCCGTGGATTCCGGCCGGCTGTTTTCGTCCGGCATGGCGTCAGGCCTGCACCCGGCAAATTCAATCTGGTTCGGCATGAGCGCTGGATCGGAGGACGAGGAAGAAAAGCAGTTTTTCGACCAGGCCGCCCGCATCATTTTCGAGAACATCCACGCCGGCAACTTCGACGCCGCTGCCAGCGAGTGCCACGCCGACCTGGGCCCGGCCGGCTGGTTTGTGTTGTACACCTCCGAGAAAGAAGGCGGCGGCTACAACTTCGAGCAGTGGCCACTGGCACAGTGTTTCATCGCCTGCAGCAAGCCCGGCAACATGGTGGACACGATCTACCGCGAGTTTGAGCTGACGCTGGAGCAGGCCGTCAATGAGTACGGCTTGGAGAACCTCTCCCAAGCGCTGCAGGACAAATTCAAGCTGGGCGGCGAAGTGCTGGGCGAAAAGGTCTGGTTTGTCTGGGCGATTTATCCCCGTACGGTCTATGCCACCGGCCCAGCCCTGGCAAAAAACAAGGCTTTCGCATCCTGCCACCATGAAGTGGCCACCAAGAAAATGGTGCGCGAGTCCGGCTATGACGAGTTCCCGTGTGCCATTCCGCGCTGGCGCCTGATACCAGGCACGCCCTACGCCACCGGCCTGGGCTCCGATGCTCTGCCCGACATCAAGACGCTGAACCAGATTCAGGAGCTGGAGCTGGCCAACCTGGACATCGCCGTCAGCGGCATGTGGAAGGCCACGAACGACGGGGTTTACAACTCCAAGACCACACGCCTGGGCGCGCGCAAAGTCGTGATGGTGGCAAACATGGACAACTTTGTCCCGCTGACCACCGGCGCGGACTTCAATGTCTCTTTTGCCAAGTCCGACCAGCTGCGCGCCAGCATCCGCAAGATCATGCTTGCCGACCAGCTGCAGCCGCAGGATGGCCCGCAAATGACCGCCACGGAAGTGCACGCCCGCGTGCAACTGGTGCGCCAGCAAATGGCGCCGATCTTCGCGCGCCTGCAAGCTGAATTCCTGCAGCCGCTTATCGAGCGCTGTTTCTTTATCGCCCTGCGCGCCGGCATCCTGGGCAAGGTCCCGGACAGCCTGCGCGGCCGAAACTTTACGGTGAAATACATCAGCCCGCTGGCCCGTGCGCAGCGCCTGGAGGAAGTCACCGCCATCGATGTGTTTCTGCAAGGGCTTGCTGCAGCGATGCAGATGGATCCCGATGGCGCCGTGGAAATGCTGGACATGGTGGACATGCCAGCAGCCCAACGCAAGAAAGCCGACGCCCTGGGCGTGCCTGCGCAGATCCTGCGCAACCCTGACCAGGTGGCGGCGCGCCGGGATGCACGCGCGCAAGCCACTGAGGCGGCGAAGGCCCAGGCGCAAAACGCCCAGATGGCAGGCATGGCCAGCGAACAGATGATTAAGTCGGCACTGCCGGCCGCCGCGTAAATGCAGGACGTTCCAGTAACTCCGGAGCTGTACCGGCAAGTTTTCGAGGTTGACCATCGCGGCGCGGCCATCCTCGAGCAGCTGCTGACCATGTTCAGCAAGGGCGCGACCACCACCGGCGGCATTGATGCCGTCCTGAAAACCTTCAAAAACTGCGGCAATCAGGAGGTTGTCCAGTTCATTGTCGGCCAGATCAACATCGCCAACGGTGCGGCCCCCTTGTCCGCAGAGATTCCCCAAGATTAACCACCCCAGAAAGGCAACATCATGAAGGGCAAACACCATGTTTTCATGGAAGCGACACCAGGCGCAGCGGGTAGCGGCGCGGCAGGAGCTGCAGCGGCAGGAGCAGGCGCAGACCCTGGAGCTGGAGCGGCTGCTGGTGCAGCAGGAGCAGGCGGCGCTGGTGCTGGTGGAGCTGGCGCGGGAGGCGCGAACCCTGCGCCAACTGGCGGCAGTGCTGCAGGTAGCAGCGCAGTTGCCGCTGGCGCCGGGGCAGCTGCTGGCGGTGAGGGCGCAGGGGCTGCTGGCGCTGCTGATGCTGCCACGCCATGGGCATTCATCCCAGAAAAATACCAGGTCAAAGACGACAAGGGCGCACTCGACCCGGCGGCATCGGCGAAGAAGGTAGCTGACGCGCACGCCGCGCTTGAGAAGCGCATGGGTGAAGGCAGCGCCCGGCCCAAGGCCGCAGCCGATTACAAGCTGCCCGAACTGCCCGAGGCCTTGAAGGACATGCCGATCAATGAAGGCCTGGCCAACGCTTTCCGCGAGAAGGCGCACAAGGCTGGCTTTTCACAGGGCCAATTTGAAATGGCTGTCGGTGAATTCCTGCAGATGGCTCCCACCCTGGTGAATGCCGGGATGCAGTTCAATTCGCAGGACACGGTGAAAGCGCTACAAGAAACCTGGGGCGCCGATTATGCCAAGCACGGTGCAGCGGCATGGCGTGCCACCGAGCAGCTGGCATCCCAAGCCGGGGTGACCCTCGAGGAAATCGAGACACAGCTAGGCAACATCCCCGCCTTCAACAAGATCATGGCCGTGGTCGGGATGCAGTTGAAAGAGGACACCAGCGTCAATCCTGGCGGCAGCGCCGGCAGCAATGGCGGGCTGGCCGAGGCCGCAAAGATTCAGCAGTCCGAGGAATACCGCAACCCGCGGCACCCTGGACACGCCGCAGCCACCGCGCGCTGGCAAGCCATCGTGAACGGCGGCAAGGCCTCGTAAAAAGTCGGGATTCCAACACCGGGCCAGTGGGACATTACTTCCCATAGGCCCGGTCTGGCAACCGGACACCCTCGAGTTAGAGCCCGTGTAACGCGACTGCAGCCGGCCGCGTGAGGCGCACAACCAGGCCCAGCAATGGACACCCTGAAAGGCGAACAACCCAAGTTCAAAACTTCAGGAGCTATTCATGTCCGATACGATTACCACGCAACACGTCAAGGCCTGGGACACAGCCCTTCGCCTTGAAGCGCAACAACAAACCTCCCGCCTCATGGGCACGGTCAACGACCGCGGCACCATTGTCGGCGCGTCCTTCACCATCAACGCCCTGGGCACCGCTGGCGACCTGGACGAGAACACCACGCGCCACGGCGACACGGTTTTCTCTGAAATTGAACACACGGCCCGCAATGCCGTGATGCGCGATTTTTACAAGGCCTTCCCGATGGACCGCGCCGACGTGGCCAAAGTCATGGCGAACCCGATTACCGGCGGCCATTACATGAAGTCCCTCATGGCGGCCAAGAACCGCAAGATCGACCAGATGATTTACGAGGCTGGCCTGGGTGCAATCAGCTCCGTGGATGGCCTGACCAGCTACACGCTGCCCTCCAGCCAGATCATCGTGAACGGTGCAACCGGTTTCACCAAGGCGAAGATCATCGCTGCAAAGCAGATTTTCCGCGCCAACGAGGCCGACGAGGAAACCGGTGAAGAGCTGTTCATGCTCTACAACGATGTTTCTCTGGGCCAGATCCTGGCCGATACCACGCTGACCAGCGCCGACTTTCTGGCTGGCCAGATGCTGCAGACCGGCACGCTCAAAGGCAAGTGGATGGGTTTCACCTGGATCCCTTACCAGCGCTTTACCAAGGTCAGCACGGTTTACAGCGCGATGGCTTACACCAAGTCCGCGATTGACTTCGGTATTGGCTACGAGGAAGGCAAGCTCAGCCCACGTCCTGACAAAAAGGACCTGACGCAAGCCTCCATGGCTGCCAGCTACGGCGCCGGCCGCCAGTCCGAGCTCAAAGTCGTGAAGATCGACTTCGTTTAACGCAACCACACACCAGGAGCCCACATCATGGCTGAACTCGCAACAGTTACCCGCAGCGCCGTAGCAATTGCTGCCGGCAACAAAATGCAATCTGCCGCGCACAACCGTGTGCGCGCAATCATCATCGACACGCCGGCCACCTACACGGCCGCGAACGGTGACACCTTCGGTACTGGCATGGTGATGCCCAAAGGCTCGCGCCTGCTGACCGACATGGTTCTTTCCAATGCCGCTAACACGGCATCGCTGACCCTGGCCCTGGGCCTGCGCGACGCCACCACAAAGGTGGCAGTGGATGCAACCGCAATCATGGCCGCGACCGCAATCACCAGCGCGGCCACGGCGCAGATTTTCACCGGCACCAAGGTAACGGCAGGCCAGTACTACGTGCTGCCCCAGGACTGCGAAATTTACGGGACATTTGCCGGCGCCACGCCAACAGCAAACGCCGCAATCCGCGTTGAAATCCAGTACGTTGCACCGTAAGGCAGTTGCCAGCGCGTGACTGTCTCCAACGCGGTGGCGCATTGACACGGGGGGCCTTTGGGCTCCCCGTTTTTGTTTGAAGGAACCGGAACCATGACCACCGCAGTATCGATTTGTTCAAACGCCTTGATGATGCTGGGCAAGTCGCCGATTGCCAGCCTGCAGGAGGACAACGACCGGGCGCGGTACAGCGCCAACCTTTACCCCCAGGTGCGTGATTCCCTCCTGCGTAAACACTTCTGGAATTGCGCGATCAAGCGCGTGCTGCTGTCCCCTGACGCGGAGGCACCAGCCTACGGCTACACCGCACAGTTCCCGCTGCCGTCTGACTTCCTGCGATTGATTGAGGTCGGCAAGCCCGGTTCCTTTGTGGCGGACTTCCAGCTCGAAGGCCGCATGATCCTGGCCAACGCGACCGCGCTGCCGCTGCGGTACGTGTGGCGCAATGAGGTTGAGGACAATTGGGACGCCGGCCTGGTGGAGACTGCCACGGCCATGATGGCGGCCGTCCTGGCTTACCCGATATGCCAGAGCACCAGCCTTCGGGATTCGCTGCTGGACACCGCCACCAAGACGTTACGCGAAGCCCAGGCAATCGACGGGCAGGAAAACCCAAGCGATACCTTCGGCGATGAATTCCCTCTGCTAGCCGGGCGGTACTGATGGGCAAGGCCATCCCCATTCAAACCAACTTCACGGCCGGGGAGCTGTCCCCCCGTGTGGGCAGTCGCGTGGATATTGCCAAATACGGCAACGGGCTCAAGGTTGGGGAAAACCTGCAATACCTGGTGCAAGGTGGCGCGCGCCGCCGGCCGGGCTCACGCTGGGTTGCAGAGGTCAAATTCAGCGACAAATGGACCCGACTTATCACGTTCAAATACAACCGGGACCAGGCCTACATGCTCGAGGTCGGGGACCTGTACATGCGCGTTTTCAAGGATGGCGTGCGGGTCGGATCCTTCGAGATTGTCACGTCCTACACCGAGGACATGCTGGACGACATCGGTTTCGTCCAGGGCGCCGACACAATGTTTCTGGTGCACCCCGAGGTTCCTGTCCAGCGCCTGCAGCGCTTCGGTGATGACAACTGGCGCTTGCTGACTGCGCCGTTCACGGTCGAACCTTTCGATGAATTGGGCGTGAGTCCGGCCCTGGCGCTGACCCTTTCCGCGGCCACGGTCGGCACCGGCCGGTCCTTCGGCGCCACTGCCGGCTTTCTGGCTGCAGACGTGGGGCGCGACATCGTTTCAGGCTCCGGCCTGGCGACCATCACGGGTTACACCGATGTCAACACCGTGACCTGCGAGATTAAAAGCGCATTCCCAGGCACCAGCATTGCATCCGGAGACTGGACCATCACGGGCACCCCACAAACGACGTGCACCGCGTCCGTTGTGGGTCCTGTCGGGGCTGCTGTCACCGCCACCCTGGGCGCCGCCGGCTGGCGCGCTACCGGCGAAGTCGGCAAATACATCAAGGTCAACGGCGGACTGATAAAAATCACCGGCTATTCGAGTAGCACCGTGGTGAACGGCACCGTGCAGCAGGTCCTGACCAGTGTCACGCCAGCGATTGCAAACTCATGGACCCTGAACCGGTCAATCTGGGGAGGCGCCAACGGCTACCCGCGCGCCGTGGCGCTTTATGAGCAGCGCCTACTGCTGGCAGGATCCCCTGGCCACCCTCAAACACTGGCTTGCAGCCGTATCGGCGATGTTCTGGACTTTGAAATCGGGACCGCAGACGATGCCGCTTTCTCGCGCGAGCTCGCAACCTCCGAAATTGCCCCGATTCAGCACCTTTCACAGGCCCGCCGGCTCATGGTGCACACGTCATCCAATGAAATGAGCGTCCGCGGAGGCGTTGAGAAAGCCCTTTCCCCTACCAATTTCCAGAAAAACGACGAATCGAACGCTGGCGCCAACTTTGTGCGGCCGGTCAAGGTCGGTAATGAGATTCTTTTTGTGCAACGGGCGGGCCGGAAGATCCGGGCATGCGGCTACCGGTACGACATCGACGGGTTTGATTCCCCTGACCGGACGGTTTTCTCTGAACACATCACCGAATCCGGCATTGTGGATATGTGCTTCCAGCAGGAGCCCGATGCACAGCTGACATGCGTCCGCGCGGATGGCGTGCTGGCGGTTTCGACCTACGAAACAGAGCAGGAAGTCAACGCATGGGGCCGCTGGACCACCCAAGGCCTATATGAGTACTGCGCAGCCATTCCGACGGCCGCGTCCGAGCAGACCTGGACCATCACGCAGCGCACCATCGGCGGCAACGTCAAACGCTACATCGAGTATTTCGACCCGACGCTTAAAACCGACTGCGCCAAGACCGACACGGACGGCACAGCAAAAGCCACATGGACCGGTTTTGACCACCTGGAGGGCAAAACCGTCAAGGTCCTGGCCGATGACGTTTACCAGGGCGAGCAGGTAGTCACCGGCGGAACCATTGAGCTGGCCCGTACAGCCAACACCGTGGAGGTCGGGCTGGGCTACACGCCGTTGATGACGTTGAAAAACCCCGAGATCGGCAACATCGCCGGCACGTCGCAGGGCGCAGCCATCAGCGTATCCGAAGTCATTGTCCGCGTGCTGGACACGGTGGGCGCGGTCATCAATGGCATCGCCAAAGACTTCCGCCGCATGAATGCCGAGCTGCTGGACCTGCCGCCCGCAGTCGGCAGCGGCGACCTGCGCGAGACAACCCTATCCGACCAGCTTTATTTTAACGAACTGACCATCAGCCAGCCGGAGCCCGTGGCCTTCCACGTCCTGGCCGTGATTCGCAAATGCACGGTGAATGACTGACATGCCAAACATCACTTTCCGCCCAGCCACCGCAGAGGACGCCGCGCACATCGGCGCGAACCTGCGCGCGGCCGACATCAAGGAATTGAGCCTGTCCAACCCCGGGGAAGCGCCTGCCGCCCTGGTCGAAGCCAGCCGCGGCTGGTCGGTCTGGTCCCGCACAGCAGAGATTGACGACGTGCCGGCAGTGATTTTCGGCGTGACTCCATCGCACGAGGCGGGCTGGGGCGTGCCGTGGCTGCTGGCCACCGATGACGCCATGCCGGTGGCCCGCCGCCTGGTGCGGCAATGCCACGCCCAGGTGGCGGACATGCACAAGGAATATGAATACCTGCACAACCAGGTGCACCGGGAAAACGTGGTTTCCATCCAGTGGTTGCGCTGGCTGGGTTTCACCATCGGCACCGTCCCATGCGGGAACGATGAGCAATTTTTGATGTTTTGGAAGAGGGGATAAGCCATGTGCGAACCGACCACGATCATGCTGGGGCTGGCAGCGGCCGGCGCAGCTACCACCGCTTACAGCGCCGTCCAGCAGGGCAAGCAGGCCGAGGCCGAGGGCAACCGCATTGCGGCCGTCAACGAGAACCAGGCGCAGCAGTCTATCGCCATCGGCAACTATCAGAAAGCCCAGGCCGAAGCCGATGCTGCCACCGCCCAAGGTGAGGCGGCGCTGCAGGCGGACCAGATCCGGAAGGCCACCAAGCGCCAGCGCTCTGCAGCAGTGGCGGCCACCGCGGCCAGCGGGACATCGGTCAGCGACGGCACAGCCGAACTTATCAACTTTGAAATCATGCGCGACGGGGAAAACGACGCACTCACGACGATCCTGTCCGGCAACACCCGGGCGCGCCAGATCATCGCCCAGGGTCAGGGCGCATCCATATCAGCCGACACCGCCGCAGCCAACGCGCGGCAGAACGGCGCCGCCGCCCAGGCGTCCGGCAAGAACGCAAAAGCCGCGGGCTATGTGACTGCGGCAGGCTCTGCGCTCAAGTTCGGATCCCAGGCATACGGCGGCTGGTCCTCGACGGCCGCGAACCCGCTGTCGCGCTACACAACCGGCAATCTAGGGAGTGGTGACTGATGGCAAAAATTCCAATGGGGGACGGCGGTCAGCTGGTTCCGCAAACGGCGCGCACTCAAACGCCATCGCTTACGCCGATAGCATCGGCCCGCCCGGTTGACGACGGCGGGCTGGGGGCTGCAGGGATGCGCCTGGGTGGCACCGCGTCCGCCATTGCCGACAATGGGCTGGCCGAAATCGAACGCGCGCGGCTGAAAGTAGAGGCCGAGAAAAAGCAGGAGGCCCAAAAGCAGGCGGCGCGGGCCGAGCAAATCCAGCAGCTGACCGCACACGCGGGGATTCAGACCGGCCTGGCTGACCTGAACGATGACATCACTTCCAAGCTGTCCACCGGCGCGATCAAAAAGGACGATGCACGCAAACTGTGGACAGAGGGCAGCGCTAAGGTCCTGACCGAGAAAACGCAGGCTTTGCCCGCCGACCTGGCGCCGCTGGTGACTGCACAAATGCAGGGGCTCAACGGGCAACTGAACAACCGTCTCGAGGACACCATCCGAAAACGCGATCAGCAGGAAGCGGATGCGGGGCTGCTGGGCTACAAAGAATCAATGCAGCGTTTTGCAGGCACCGACATCGAGGCCGCCACCAAGCAGTGGGAGCAGACAGCGCGCACAGCGGGCCCGGCGGCCGGTTGGAGTCCGGAAAAGGTGGAAAAAGAGGTGCAGGGCTTCCGAGAAACCGTGAATTACACGCGCGCTTACGAAATGGTCAGCGGCGCGCGCAACAATCGCGGCCAGCTGGACGCGGTGGAGCAGGCAATCAGCAAGATGGACGGCCTGGACCCCCAGAAAAAAGCCGTTTTGATGGACCGCACCAGCGCCTACAAGTTTTCGCTGGACCAGCGCGCGGAAATGCAAGCGGCACGCGCCGCGCGGCAGGCCGAGGCCAGCCTGAAAAAGGCCGAGGCCACCTTTCAGACCTTCCAAAGCGTCAGCGACAAGGGGCTGGCGATGGATCCGGCCTATATCGACAAGGTAATAAGCCAGACGGCCGGCACGCCGTACCAGGCGGGCGTGGTGGCGCTGGCCAAGCAGCAGCAGGAGGCCGGCGGCCTGGCTTCCATGCCGGTGCAGGCGCAGCGCGCCGCGCTTGATGCCGTGCAGGCGCAGATTGCAAGGGAAGGAAACTCTCCCGCGCTGCAGCGCCGCCGCGAACAGATCGAAAAAGTCGTGAACGGGTCAAAAACCGACATCGATAGGGACCCCATGCGCGCCTACCTGGAGCGCAGCGCCGATGCCGCCGACTTCAAGCCGCTGGATACCAGCTCAATTGCAGGCATCACCAAGAGCCTGGCGGAGCGCGCGCCCATTGCGGAACGTGCACGGCAGTGGAGCGGTGGACCCGTGGCGCCACTGACCGCCGAAGAAATCGAGCCCGTCCGCCGGATCCTGGACAACCTGGCGCCCAAGGAAAAAAGCGCAGCCATTGCCACCCTGGCCACAACGATGGGCCCGCAGGCCGCCGCCGGCATGGCCCGCCAGCTGAACGAAAAGGACCGCGCGCTGGGGCTGGCCTTTGGCACAGCCGGCGCCCAGACCACCGAAGGCCGCTTTGTGTCGGAATTGATCCTGAAAGGCGCAGCGGCGCAGAAGGACGGCACCAGCACCAAGAACGCGGCAAAGGCGGACGTGACAGCCAGCCAGTGGAAGCGGGTCATGACTGCCGAAACTGAGGGGCTTTTCCCATCCCAGCAGCTGACCGAGGGCGTGAGGGACGCGGCGCTGTACATCGCGCACGGGATGGCCGCAGAAAACGGCGGCAAGCTGTCAGAAAGCGACATGCAGCGCGCGGTGCGGCTGGCGGTGGGCGGCACCATCATCGAGCGCAACGGCAAGCGCCTGCCCCTTCCTGCGGGCATGGACGAGGACACGCTGGACAAGCGTTTGAAAACCATCAGCCCGGCAGATATTGCGCTGCAGGCGGCTGGCCCAGGTGCTAAGCCGGCCGACCAGTTTGTCCGCGCCGCGGGCGTGCCGGTGCCGGTGGACCAGTTTGTCAAAAGCCTACCCGGCGCCGAACTGTCCTATGCCGGTCCGGGGAAATTCAATGTCATGGTCAACGGCCGCCCGGTGATGTCCGCCGATGGCAAACGCCGTATCACCATCGGAGCGCAATAAATGCTGGGCGACCTGTACCAAAACGACACGGACGCGGCGCTCGACAACCTGGCCACAATGCCGCCGGAGCGCGCAAAGCCGGTTGCAAAGTGGAACGGCTGGAGCGCTCCATTGCGCGCCGTGGCTGGTGGCGTCAGCGAGACTGCCGCCTTTGTGGCTGATTCCGTCAAGGGCTACGGCCAGACGATGGCGGCGACTGGCACGGCCAGCGCCGGGGGTATGTTTTCCATCCCGAACGACACAGAGCAGCGCGAGACAGAAAAGCAGCGCGCCAGCATCGCGGCTGATGGCGTGGACACGGTTTCAAACCTGGGCCGGTCTTTCCGCAATGTCGAACTGAACTACCGGCCAGACCCCGCCACGGCAAGCACGGCCGAGCGCCTGACGTATGACCTGACCCGCTTTATGACCAAGGCCGTGGGCTACACGGTTGCCGGCGGTGGCGTGCCTGGCGCCGTGATGCTGGGCGCCGATGAAGGCATGAAGGCTGCCGACGATCTGGGCCAGCAGGGCGTGGACAAGACCACCCGGACAAAGGTCGGCATGCTGACCGGTGCCGCGGCAACTACTGGCGTGCTGCTGCCGGTGGCCGCGCCTGGCTCCTACCTGGCGACCGCCGGGCTCTGGGCGGCCGGTGGGCCTGGTGCCTTTGTGGCGCAGCAGGCCGCCACACGGTCCATTCTCCGGGAGGCGAATTACAAGGACTTGGCAGAGGCTTATGACCCGCTGGACCCGGTGGGGCTGGCTGTATCTTCCCTGGTGCCTGCTGGCTTCGCCGCATATGCAATGCACGGTGCAGCCCGCGCCAGTCGTGCGCAAGCAGCTATCAAACCGGTAGCAGACGGTAGCGTCCCACTTTCACCAGAATCTGGCGCACAAACCGCTTTGCCTGTCACCGGTGAGGCACAAGCGCCGGCACGCGCCGGCCTGACGCCTGACCAGGCCGATGCAGTCATGACGCATAACCTGACGCTCGCGCAGGACGTGCGCGAAGCCACCGCGCCACGGGAGGCCGCGGCCATTCTCCGGGGGCCGCAGCCGCGCGACCCGAACCAGTTTCAAACGGACCTGGCTGTCGTGGAGGTGCCGCTGGCAGGGCTGAAATTGTCCGCTGACGTGCCGCAATTCAAGGGCGGCGCCGATGTTCAGGGCGTGGTGGAGCCCCTGGGCGGGACATTCGACCGCACCGGCGTGGCCCCCATTCAGGTGTGGGAGCGCCTGGACGGCAGCCTCGAGGTTATTTCCGGCCGCCACCGCAGGGACCTGGCGATCCGCAGCGGGGAGGCCACCATCCCCGCCCAGGTGCACCGAGAGGCCGACGGTTTCACAGCGGCGCGCGCGGCGGCGCTGGATGCCGAGCTCAACATCCGCGACGGACAAGGAAAGGTAGGCGACTATGTACAGTATTTTCAAGGAACAGGACTCACCCGCGCCGAAGCAGAATCACGCGGACTTTTGGCGCGCTCAACAGGACAGCGGGCTTACGCGCTCGCAGCTGATGGCGGACCTGACCTCATTGCCGCCCATCGTGCCGGCCAGCTCTCCGATGATGCAGCCGTGGCCATTGCCCGAGCTGCCCCCGGGGACGGACGCCTACAAGCCGTAGGCCAGCAGGCGCTGCAGGACGGCAAGCCCATCACCCAGGCCGTCAACACCATGCACGCCGTCCGCAGCATGATGGGCGAACGCGCCGACACCACGGGCGATATGTTCGGCTTTGATGACAGTGCCATGAAGGAAGCCGGCCGCATGGCCGCGCTGGTCAGCCGCAAGCAGCGCGAGCTGGGCGAAAGCCTGGCGGCCGTCCAGGGCGCGTCAAAACGGCCGGAGCTGGCAAAACGCGAGGGCGTCAACATCAAGGACCCCGAGGCCCTGCAGCGCCGCATCACCGAGCTGCAAACCGAGCGCGCGGCATGGGACAACTGGAGCACGAACGCGGACCGCGTGGCGCAGATCCGGGACGAGCTGGGGCTGACCCCTCTCAAGGCGCCCGAAGGCATGACGATGGAGCCGGGGCTGGCCCGCATGTACGAGCAGGCCGGCGCGGTGAAGCCGGTTTTTGATGGCCGATTGATGGAAGTAGCCGACCGCCTGGGCGCGCAGCTCAAGCTGGCCAAACTCAAGGGGGCCGACCGGGCTGCTGCAAAAATCGCGGCCGACTATGAAGGGGACGCCACCCGCATAAAGGACCTGGTGCGGGGTACTGTAGTGGTCAAGTCGCTGCAGGACGTGGAGCAGGCGCTGGCCGAACTGCGCGCGCGCTTCGAGGTACTGGAGGGGGGATTCCGCAACGGCCTGACAGAGCCGACGACAAACCCGAACGGATACCGCGATGTCAAAATGAACGTGCGGATCGACGGGCACACGGCAGAGGTGCAAATCAACCTGGCGGAAATGATGGCCGCCAAGCATGACGCGCACCCGCTGTACGTTGAAAGCGATACGCTACTGCGGAAAATCGAGGGGGAGAACCGCGCGCCTACGCCAGATGAGGCTGCGCGCTTGACCGAGTTGGAAACCCGGCAGAAAGAAATCTATACGGCAGCGTGGGACGACATCACCAGCGCGCGGAATTTGTCCTCTGGCAGCACGCCGCCATTGTCAACAAACGACTTGGCCGGGAACCTGCGGGGCTCTACTTTGTCCCAAGCGGTGCAAACCCAATCGGGGGATCTGCTTACCGGTACGCCTTCCACATCGGCAAACACTGTGCCCGGCGGGAAGGATTCCGGCAGCAGTGGAGGAAGTTTCATGTCCATACCTCCGATTTTGCCAGAAAACAGCCTTTTCGGCAATGACCTGCCCCCGGTGCACAAGGACCCGCTGACCCGTTCCGTGCTGGGCCGTGTGGCTGAACTGGAGCGCATCGCGCCGGACATGGTTGTCGGCAAGGACGCCCAGGGCAATGACGTGACAGTCAGGCAGGAAATGGACCGGATCCGCCGCGAATCCTTGGAAGGCACCGATACGGAGCTGGGCGCCCGGGATGCCGACCTGCTGGAGGTGGCGGCAAATTGCGCGCTTACGCTGGGGGCAGGGGCATGAACTGCACGAAGGACCAGCCCAGCATGGAGCCCACACACGCCAGCCCGAGGACGTATTTGCACCATTGCCCGGCGTATCGGACGCCGTTTTTCCAGCTCCCAAGAACGGCAGCGCCGAACAGGACAACCCCGCCCAACATGGCCGCAAGGTAAACCAGAAATTCAAGGACTTTAAGCATGGATCCCAAATGTATCGCCGCAGTTCGCGCAGCTGCAGCCGGCCGGTCAATCAGCGATGCCAAGCTGGCCGCAATTGAAGGTGCCATTGTAGGCAAGATGCGGGACCTGGCAAGGACCGACCGCCAGCGCTGGCTGGGCCTTTCCAAAGATCAACGGATGATTGAGGCAGTCACGGCCGCCACCAAGGACGTGGTGCAGCAAGCAGAGCTGAAAGAATACCGGGAAACCCTGCAAGTCCTGCGCACCGGTGAAACCGATACCCGTATCAAAAAGGCGATGGACCTGTCCGACCTGACACGCTCGCAGGGGTTCATCCGCGACATCGAGCAAACGGGCCAGTACATCGATGGCGTCAGGAATGAATCCATTGCCGGCCTGGGTGACATGATCGACGCGGCGCAATCGCGCGACGGCACCGGCGCCATGCGGAACCTGGCCATGCGCATGTTTGACGTGGATAACCCCGCCATGACGGCGGACGTGGTGCGCGAAGTGTTTGCCAACGGCGCCGGCAACACCGGCAACAAGATTGCCCAGGCCGGCGCGAAAGCCTGGCTGTCCACCATCGAAGCCATGCGCCTGCGCTTCAATGCTGCGGGCGGCGATGTCGGAAAGCTGGGCTACGGCTACCTGTCCCAGGCGCACGATGCCGCGAAGGTCCGGGACGCTGGCGCGGCCGACTGGTCGGCGAAGGTGCTGCCACTGCTGGACCGGGAGCAATATGTCAAACCAGACGGCCAGCTCCTGAACGATGCGGAAATGCTGGACCTGCTACGCGGCGCGCACGACACGCTGGCCACCGGTGGGCTGAACAAGGTAGAGCCCGGCGCCTACCGCGGCACCGGCGCCCGAGCGAACCGCGGCAGTGAAGCCCGGGTCCTGCACTTCAAGGACGGCGATTCATGGATGGACTACATGAACCAGTTCGGGGAGGGTTCGCTGTACGACGCCATGGTCGGACACGTCGGACGGATGGCGCGGGACATTGGCCTGGTGGAGCGCTACGGGCCCAACCCTGAACAGCAATACCGCGTGCAGCTCGACGTGGGCCAGCGCGCCGACGATCTGGGCGGGTTTGCCGGCATCAAGGACCAGCGCCTGGCGGGAACCACTGCAGAGGCCTACTGGAATGTTGTCAGCGGCAAGGCTGCCACCCCGGAAAATCTGCTGCTGTCCCAGGTGGGGCAGGACCTGCGCAACATCCAGACGGCCGCCAAGCTGGGCGGCGCCGTGCTGACCAGCACCACGGACATGGGCACCATTGCGGCTACCCTGCATTACAACAAGCTGCCGTACTTCGACATGCTGCGCAACATCGGCAAGCAGTTCGACGGCGACACGCGCGAATTCCTGCAGTCTCACGGCATCATCGGCGAATCCCTGACATCAACACTGAACCGCTGGACCGGCGACAACATGACGCACAGCCTGACCGGCCGGGTTGCCGGGTCCGTGATGAAGCTGTCCCTGATGAACGCCTGGACCGATGGCCTGCGCAATGCGTTTTCCATGACGCTGATGGGCGGCCTGGGCAAGATGTCCGCCAAAAAGTGGGGCGACCTGACCGCATGGGACCGCCACCTTTTGGAGCGGAAAGGGCTGACGGAGGCCGATTGGTCCGTGGTCAACCAGGCGCAGCTGACCGACTTCCAGGGCCGGCAGTTCCTGACCCCGGAAAGCATCAAGGCCACCGGCGCACCCGATGCCGCCCAGGTAGCCACCAAGGTGCTGGGCTTCACGCTGGACGAGGCAAATTTTGCCGTGGTCAATCCTGACGTGGCCACCCGCGCGATTGTCACCGGCGGCGGACGGCCCGCTGGCACGATAGACGGCGAACTGTGGCGCTCATTTGCGCAGTTCAAGAGCTTCCCCATTGCCATGCTCACCAGGCACTGGCGCCGCGTGCTGGACACGCCGCAGGGGCTCGAGGGTGCACCAGCCGGGTTCGGGGCTGAAACCGCGGCAGGCGGCACGTTCAACAAGGTGGCGGTGCTGGCTGCGCTGAATTTGACGCTGACCATGATCGGCGGGATGGTCCTGCAAAACAAGGCATTGGTGCAGGGGAAGGACCCCTACGACATGACCGAGGCCAAATTCTGGATGCGCGCATTCACCCAGGGCGGCGGCGCCGGCTACCTGGGGGACCTGCTTTTCAAGGATCCGACCGAGCAGCGCGGCAACAAAACCGAGCAGGTTGTCGGCACGGTGCTGGGCCCATCAGCCGGCGCCGTGGCGGGCCTGGCCGGAGACTTGATTGTCGGCAATGCCTGGGAGGCGGCCAAAGGCAAAGACACCCACATCGGCGCGGAGGCGCTGCGCTGGACAAATTCGCAACTGCCCTACAGCAATTTGTGGTGGACCCGCAGCGCATACGAACATTGGTTTTTGTTCAGCGCGCAAGAGGCGCTGAATCCGGGCTACCTGGCCCGCATGAAGCAGCGCGCTCAAAAGGATTGGGGGCAAGGGTATTGGTGGGATCCTGCGGACGCCTTCCCGGAGCGCGCGCCGGATTTTGAGCAAGCCATAGGAGCGAACTGACCATGACACCAGAACAGATTGAAAAACTCGAAGCGCTGCAGGAGCGGCTGGCCGATGTTTTCCTGGATGAAGCCAACCCGGACAACTGGCCCGGCGCGGGCGTCAAACAGGTGGACATGAAGCAGCAGGACCGCGGGGATAGGGTGTGGATCAAGAAAAACGCCATGGGGACGGTGAACCTTATTTGTCGCATCACCACCCTGCTGGCGCCACCGCCGGCCGGGGGGGATCCGGACGACGACAAGGAAAAGCGCGCATTGGCCGCGGCAGCCGAGAAAGAAGCCACGGAACTGCTGGAGCGATTGGGCCCGCAGAAGCGAACATCTGCAAAAACACCAGCCAAAAAAGCGAATGCCAAGACCCGCGGATAAGGTCAGCTTCCTAGCTTTTTTCATCATTTGGGCGAAGCTCAAGAGGTGGAAGGTTCCGGACTTGCACGTCCGCATGTGCGACTGGCTGGAGCACACGGCGGACCTGGTGCGCGTGCTCATGGTGTTTCGAGGCGCCAGCAAGTCCACTATTTACGCGGTTTACAAGGCGTGGCTGCTGTATTGCGATGCCGAAAATGTTTCCCTGATTTGGGCGGCAGATGACGACCTAGCCACCAAGCTGACGAAAGACACCATTAACGTGCTGCGCCGGCACCCGCTGACGCGGGGAATTCTGCCGCCTAAGCCTGGCGCGCAATCCTTCACCGTAAACGGCGCGACTGACGCGCGCAACCCCAGCATGTCGGCCGTGGGAGTTAACAGCAATGCAACCGGGTTCCGTGCCAACAAGATTGATTTTGATGATGTCGAAGTCCCGAAAAACATCAAGACTCCCGAGGCCCGGCAGAACCTGCGCCAGAAGATCGAAGAGTCAACCCACATTGGCGTGCCTGGTGTTCAGAAAACCTACATAGGCACGCCGCACACGCACAAATCCATTTACACCGAACAGATCGACGGAGGCGCGGCCGTGCTGAAAATCCCGCTTTTTGAACACCAATACCGCAGCCTGACGGGCGACAAGTCGGTCTATCACTTGACTTTCGACGCGGGCCCGGACGGGTATTACCTGCTGCTGGGCATCGGCAAATTCTCCCGGATGCTGGTGGAGGGCAAGGACTACGAAGTCAAAGGCCGCACCATCACCTTGAAGCAAGTCCCCGGCGCCGTGCTGGACATTTACGCCGGCTGCGCCTGGCCCGAGCGCTTCACCCGCGCCGACATCGAGCAGCGCCGCAAGGACACCAGCACGCTGAACGCCTGGGACAGCCAATACCAGATGGAGGCCAAGCCCGTAGGGGAGACTCGCCTGGATCCGGACCGGATGCGCGAATATGCAGACATCCCCAAGGTTGTTTATCGCAACCGCGAAGCCGTCATGCAGCTGGGTTCGGTGCAAATTGTGGGCGCATGTGCGCGCTGGGATGTGTCGCTGGGGAAGATAAAATCCGACGCCTCCGCTTTCTCGCTGGTGCTGACCGACGCGGCCGGTGCACTGTACTGGCAAGTTGCCGAAGGCCTGACCGGGGACCTTGATGACCAGTGCCGGCGCGTGCGGCAAATGGTGATTCAGTACAGCATCCCGGCCGTTACCGTGGAAACCAATGGGGCGGGGGGCTTTGTGCCGGCCCGCCTGCACAAACACCTGGCAGGACAAGGGGAGCCCGGCGCCATGCTGCCGGCCGTGGCCTGCGGCGTGCTGGAGGACCATTCCACCATCAACAAGCAAAAGCGGATCCTGGACGCCTTCGAGCCCCCGCTGTCTATGCGCGTGCTGTGGGCGCATTCATCGGTGTGGGACAGCCCGGCCTATGACCAGCTGAAAGAATTCAATCCTTTGAGCACCACCCAGCCGGACGATTACATCGATTCCGGGGCGGGCGCCATTGCCGACACACCCGTCCGCATTGGGCAAATAGTCGGGATTCCAACAGAGGGCCAAACCCACAATTGGGCAAATTCCGCGGGCGTGCACGAGCTGGCTTTTGACTCAAGCGATTGAACACCCAGCGCGGCCCGCGCGCACTACGCAAAGGCCGCCATGTCAGTACCCGTCCAGACACCCTACAAAAAATATACAGCCGCACCCGGCGCGACTGTATTCCCGACCACGTTCCGCGTGGTGCTGGCGGGGGACCTGCAAGTCCGGGTTAATACCGTAATTGTCACCAGCGGCTTTACCCTGTCCGCCCTGGGCGCACCCTCCGGCCTGGATGTCACCTTTACCGCGCCGATGGTCGGCGGTGAGGTTGTCGAGCTCCAGCGCATCATCCCAAAATCCCGCGTCAACGATTACCAGCAGCTGGGCGACTTCAATGCCTCCACGGTAAACGCAGACATCGACCGGACCTGGATGTCGATTCAGGAGGTTGGGGAAGAAATTTCCCGCGCCATACTTGTGCCTATCGGATCCGGCATTGACCCGCAGGACCTGATTGACCAACTTGTAGACTCAGCTGCGACCGCTGTTTCTGCTGCAGCAGCGGCCGACACAGACGCTGCTACAGCAACCGCGGCAGCAGCGGCAGCCGCCGCCAGCGCGGCATCGACCGGCCTGCCAGCGTTGACCGGCAAAGCGCTGCACCTCCTGCGCGTCAAGGCTGACGAGAGCGGTTACGAGACCCGCACGCCAGTGCAAACACTGGCCGACATCGGCGCCGCGCCGCGTGCTACTCGAATCGACGTAGCCAGCGTGGCGGGGACGGTGAATCTGACCACGGCAGCACCAGACTCCGATGACATTCGTCTAACTGGCTCGCTGGTGATGACTGGTTTTACCATCGCGGCCGGTCGAGTCGTCCGCTTTGTGGCCAGCGGCGCTTCGACCCTTACGAACAATGCCAACATTGTGACCAACACCGGCGGCGATGTGGTGCTGGCCGCTGGTGTCAGCGGCATGCTGCGGGCCACGGCTGCAAACGTGGTCGAACTAGTCGGGCTTTCGCGCCCCAGCCGATACAAAAGCGCCAATCAAACGTGGGTTGGCGGCGGCACGTTGACACTTGCGCACGGGCTAGGAGTTGAACCAGCCATCGTGACCTACAAGCTTAAGTGCCTCACTGCTGAAAACGGGTACAGCATCGGGGACGTGGTTCAAATCAACCCCATGTGGAACCGAGCAGACTCAACGCCGGTTGGCTTCACGCCGCGTATGGACGCCACCAACATCGTGATCGCATTCAATTCAACGGGTACGCACGCTTTGGTGCCGAAGACGGGCGGAGCCATCATAAACACCACATTCGCCAATTGGGCATTGATTGTCGAAGCGTTCCCATGACCGCCAAGCACTACGCTAGTCCGGACGGCATCTATCTGGGCGCCTTCGATGGGGCGACGCCGCCAAATGGCGCCATCGAAACCCCGGCACCAGCCGCAGGCGATGACACATGGACCGGCGCGGTCTGGGCGCCTCGTCCGCAGACGAAAGCCGAACGCATCGCCCACGTCCTGGCCACCACGGGAAAGGGCAAGGACCGCACGCTGATCCAGCAGGTAATCCAGTTCGCTGAAATGGTGGCCGCGCCCATGCTCGCAACACAGTACAGCGTAACCCTCCAGCTGGCCATCATGGGCCTGTATGCCCGAAACAAGACCTACCGCGAGTGCAAGGACGCGGAAACCGCAATCGAAAACATCGAGGACGAACCATGAGCATTCTTGAATTCACCCTCTGGATCGAGCTGTTCCTGTTCACGCTGCTGGTGCTTACTGCGCCGTGGAGTTTGATCGAACACTTTTGGGCTTTGATGAACCTGGCCCGTGTGCGCGACTTGCCCGGGCAGGGTCTGACAAAGCCCGCCACGATTTTGGGCACTTACATGCTGCTGCGCGGCTATGTGTTTGACGTGATCGTCAACGTGGTGTGGATGACCATTTACCTGTGGGAGCTGCCAAAGGAGTGGATTGTCACCGCCCGCCTGAACAGGCATGCCGCGGCCGGCAGCGGAAAGCGGTTTGACCGCTGCGCAAAAATTCAGAACGACTACCTCAAGTGGTACGACACCAAACACCCCGATGGCATCCACCGATGAACACATCAGAAAGCCCCATGCGCATGTTTGAAAATTCCGCCCAAGCCACCGAAGCCGGGGGCTTGGCCGTCATCCTGGCCAAGTTCTTCCCGGCGGCCGTGGGCGCTGCGCTCATGATCGCGGTGGATCCGCCCAAGACAAAAGGCCAGCTGTTCGCGCGGGCCTTTGTGGCATTCGCTGCAAGCTACCTTTTCGGGGATGTCCTGTTCGACTTCCTGCAGTCGTTCAATCTGTTTTCCTTCCTGAACGATGGCAAGCGCTCGCACCACACGGCCGTGGACGGCTTTGTCGGCGCCGTGGGCTGGTTTGTTGCCGGCGGCCTGGCTGTGCTGCTGAAACGCTGGCGGACCAAACCCCTGCAGACGATGGACGAGCTGATCGAGCGCGTCAACAAGGCGCAGGGAAAGGGGCCGGACGCATGATTACCCTGACGCAATACGTGGGCCCGCACCGTGACAGCAAGGACTGGACGCCTGCGCGTGAGCAGAACGCCACCAAGCTGCTGGCCGCGTGTGTGGCGCTCGAGGTGGAGGCCATTGCCGACGGCATCGAATTCCCCGACAACCCGGCCACCGGCAGCGGGGTCAGCGGGAAAGCTTTCGGCGGGTTCCGCCCGCAGGATTGCCCCCAGGGCGCGCCCAACAGTAGCCACAAGGAAGGACTGGCCGTTGATCGGTATGACCCCAAGGGGCATATTGATGCCTGGTGCATGTTGAACAAAGACAGGATGGCGGCGCACGGGATTTACATCGAACACCCCAGCGCCACCAACGGCTGGAGCCATTGGACTATCAAGGCGCCCGGGTCCGGCAACCGGGTTTTTTACCCATGATCGCCCGCCGGTCCCGGCAGCGCGGCCACATGGACGTGGGGCTGGTCGGCTGGCTGATTCAGTGGCTGCCGCTCATGACAATGGGAATATTTTTGGTTTTTGCCCTGGCCGCCTGGTGCATCTTGAGGAACCGCAAATGATCCCCCTCCCGATGACCACCTGGATAGCCGGCGGGGTTGCCGCCCTGGCCATCGCCACGGCCGGCGTGCAAACCGTGCGCCTGTCCAGCGAGAAAACCGACTTCGCCGAGGCGCGCGCCGCATGGGCCGACACCAGGGCCGAGGCAGAACGCATGCGCGCCAAGGCGGAAAGCGCGCAGCGTGAAGAGGAAAACCGCCGTAACCTGGAAAAAGACAATGCAATTCTCGAAGCAAAATCAAAGCTGGATCGGCTTGCTGCTGACCTTGTGCGTGCTAACCGTGCTGCTACCGGCCTGCGGGACGCAGCCCAAGCCGCTGCAAAGCGAGCCAGTGAAGCCCGCGGCAGTGCCAGCACTGGCACCGGAGGGACGCCAGCCCAAGACCCCGCCGGAGTGCTTGCCGACGTGCTTGCAAGCATTGACGCCCGAGCGGGAATTCTGGCAAAAATTGCTGATGAACGCGGGATTGCCGGCGCAACCTGCGAACGCTCCTACGATTCCTTGACGCCAAAACGCTGAAAACGCGCAGTCATTTTTCTGGCGCCAACGCCTTGCGAATGGCCTGTAAATCAAGGGTCATTTGCCAGACGGACATGGAGGTATCACTGGTCCGCATTGCGGTGCGTACTTCTTGCAGCTGGTGGCCGATAAACACCAGGAGCAGCAGCAGCGCACTGCGCCATGCCCACAAAAAAACCGATTCGACTTTCATTATTCGCCCTTAACTTCTGGGGACCAAGTATCACACCCATTCAACATAGCACCATTTTTTACCGCGGCTCTGTGATTAATTCCCAAAGGTGCCATGGGGAGTTTTGGGGGATTGGTCCATGCTGGTCTGAACACTACAGGGCACAAGCAAGTGGAACGGCCGGCCCATCTTCCATATAAATCAACAACTTAGCGGCGAGCAGAAAACTACGAACCAAGGGGTCGTGGGTTCAATTCCTGCCAGCCGCACCACACTTTTCTGAGTGTTTTCAATAGCTTAGAGGCTGACCCCTCTAGGCTATTTTTCTTTCCGCGGGGACTTTTGGGGGAGTGGCCGCCGCCGGCATCCCCGATTGTTCGAGCCTCAACGTGTGCAGGCTCTTATTCCAAGCGCCGCTGTCCGCCTTGATTTTCTCCAGGGCGCTGTGCAGTTCCACAATCTGCGCCACGCTGTAGTGGTGCGTCATAGAGGGCGTGCTGTGCCAAAGCAGATCGGCAATCGTGCCGTCTGCAATGCCGGCTTCCCGCAGGCGCATCCCTACCGTGTGCCGCAGATCGTGAACGTGCAAATCACCCAGGCCCGCCGCCGTGCGGCCGGTGCGCCATCCGCTGTTGTTCATCCTGGCAATCGGCTGGTAAGCCATAGCCGGCGCCTGGTCCAGGTTCTTGACCCGTTCCCTGCGATAGACGAAAACGAATTCCGGATGATGTCCCCGGGCCGCATCAATGACCGACTGCGCCACGCTGTTGCAAACCACGATCCGCACGCGGCGCCGCCCCTTGACGTGCGCCCGTGGCACCTCGAACACCGAACACCCCAGCTCCGGGATTTTTATCTCCCAATCCCAGCGCAGGCTGCAGGCCACATCATCACGCACGCCGCTGTTCAGGATGAACAAGGACATGCGCGCCAAGTGGTCCGGCAGCCGCGGCAGCAGCAGCCGCTGCTGGGCCCAGGTAATTGGCCGAGGTTCCCGCTGGTGGCCGACCAGGGGCAGCATGGTGATTGCCGCCGCCTTATCCAGCCACGTCCGCCCGTCATCGTCCCGCCATGCCGTGCTGGCCAAGTTCAGGATTCGACGGACCACGCCCAGCGCCAGATTTATGGTTTTGTGCGCGCGACCCTCTGCCAGCCGTGCCGTGATGTACGGCGCCAGCGTGCTGTCGTGGACCTGGTGGAGCTCGAGGGGACCAATAAAGGGCATGATCGATTTCAGCAAATACGCCTCCGTTACCAGTGAAGGCTTGTCCGGGTTGGTGCGCAGATAGTGGGCGGCTGCATCGTCAAAAGTCCGGATAACCCGGGCACCCAGCAGCGCCACCTTTTGGTGGGCCTCGAGCTCCTGAATTAGCCAGCCCTCCGCTTCGGCAAAACTGCGGAAACCGCGCTGTCGAAAGCGCTTTTTCCACTTCCATTTATCGACCTGCCAACCGTCCTTGTCGGGGAGGATTCCCCGTGTGTTTTGGCCCATGGTTTACTACCTTTCTTTTGTGCGGGCCGACCGTTCCGGGGGCCATTGTGCGCCATCGGTGCATGGTCATTGGCAGCAGGCCCGCCGGCCGCCTGGGTTTTGAATTCCTCGAAAAGCCGGTCCAGATCCTGAACGTCAAAAATCAGGCTGACCCCTTGCGGGATGCCGACCAGGCGCGGACGCCATTTTTCATCGAAGGTCCGCCGCTTGACGCCAACGTATGCCATGGCCTCCGCGTAGGGCAGGCCGCGCCTGGTTGCTGGGTGTGACATCAGGCGGCAGCGAGAAGCCGGGGAAGGGCGCGCCGCAGGGCTGGGCGGGCCGCAGGCGCAGCGATCGGGGAGGGCAGCGAGTGCAGGTAGCCGGCCGGGCTCTTGACCGTGCCAGAGGCCAGAATTTCCTCCTGCGCGTACAGCTCCATGACGGAGGCCAGCGAGTAGAAGACTGTGCCGCGGCTAACGCGCGGGCCGGTGATGGTGAGCCGCAGGTTTTCTATCTTGTCGCTATCGCCGCGCTGCACGTTGACCAGCTGCAGGGGCTCCCCAGGTAGGGACAGAAACAGGCGGTGAATCCCCTTGATAACGGCCAGCACCTGGGCCGGGAAAAGGGCGGAGTCCGGGATGCCCACAAATACGGTATAGATCGGAGTGTGCCAGTCCCGGTCAACGGTGTATTCAAACCCGTTACCGGCGATGAATTTATGGTCCTTGCCGCGCGCCGGGAATTTGTACCCATCCGGCAGAACGCCGAAGGCCACCAGCTGCTGGGCGGAGCCCTCATAAACGGTATGGAAAGGGAATTGCCTGCACTCAAGTGCGGGGGTGCTGGCTGGCTGCTTTGATGTTGTTGCAGTGGCTGACATAGTGAATCCCTGAAAAAAACGTTTTGCAAAAATGTGCGCTTACCGTCTGGTGCGGCTTCCGTCTGTACGGTAGGCCGCCCTTTGGATTAAGGCGAAAGTGTTTCTATCTACGTGATCGCCCTTACAAGGGTTTCCCCCGCCGGCTTTCGTGAAGTATTTACGCGGCTTGTTTGATCTGCATCAAGCGCGGCGCCTGTCCTTGTGCTTTGTCCCGCACGTCCGCAAGGCTGGGACCGTTGGGGCTGGGGTAAACCGTGTCCGTGATGCACTGGTTCAGCTGTTCGATGCGGACCCCCAAGGCCTGCACGACGATGGGCAAATTCACGCCCGTGGTGTCGTCATCGGCGCGGCGGGCCATGTCCTGCATTATCAAAATCAGGGTTTCAATCTGGTAAGTGCAATTGCTGACCAGGTGCGCCGCCTCTGTGGTCAGGAATACCCCGGGCGCGTCAGGCTCTGCTGCAGGGTCAGCCCCTGCGGGCGCCGCCACTTCGTCCGGCTCTGCGATGGCCGCCACCTTGCCGCCGGTAATGTCGGTCAGCCGCTGGTCCATGGCGTTGACAATGGCGTCAGACTGCATAACCAGCGTTTCCGCGGCATTGGTGCGCCCCTTGTGGCCCTTGCTGCTGACGTTGTACTCCTGCGCCACCAGCGCGCCGGCCGCCTGGATGAAACTGTCCGCGTCCAGCATGGTGTGGTAACTGGTGTCCGAGTCACTTTCCACAAATTCGCCCAGCGCACGGCGCACGTAACCGCCGGCAACTTCCAGCACGCGGCCCACACAATCCCCCATTTCGTCCTCGACCATGGCGACGATGCCAGCCAGCAGCTCCGACAGTTGAAAAATCATTTTCCCGCGCGGATCGGCGGCGGGGCTGTTTCTTTTGCCCGCTGGCTTTGTGGCGGCTGGGCGCTCAAGGGTTGCTTGTGACATGGCAGATTCCTTTCAGGTTTTGAGGGGCGGCACTCAGGCCAATTCGGTGAAGCACAATTCCCAGCGCAACTTGCGGCGCAGGGCTTCCATGGCGGGCAGGGCATCGATAGGGCGGCTCCGGTAGTGCCCGGTAACGCCGGTCCGGAAGCCGTTCGGGCCTTCCTGGAGGGCAAAGAAAATCGACCGGACATCAGCGCCGGGCTGTTCCGCGTACTGAAGCAGGCCGCGCAGCAGGTCCACTACAGCCTGTTTGTGGCTTGTCTCGATAGATGCCAGCCTGTTGCAGATGCCCACCCCGCGCAGCGCCTGCGCTGTCTGGGGCGCCCTGGCGGTGGATTTTTTGTTTGTTGTTTGTGACATGGCGGTTCAGACGGTTTCGAGGATCTGGGCGCGGGCGGTGATGGCTTCCGCGGGGGCGCGCTTCGCGCTGCGGGCGGGCTTGGGAGGTGCTGCCTGGATCTGCGCATAGGTCAGCCGGGCAAACTCTGCGGGATCGACCTGACCATTGACGGCTGCAATGTTGGACAGCACGGCCGCAAAGCCTTCCGCCAGCGCCGGGCGCTCGAGTAGCTGCATGACATTCGACAAGGCAAAATTGTTTTGGGGCTGACCGCGCTTGCGATACTTGGCCGCCAACTCGCAGGCATCCGCGTCCACATCCCCGGCCGCGGCCCAGAAGTCCGCCGCCAGCGCCATACCCTCCATGAACATGGTTTCGCGCATGGCCTCCTGGTCGGCCTGCGCAGCGACAAGGCACCGGTCCCCCACTTCGCGGCCGTACAACTCACGGAACCCGGCGGCCAGCGTGATGTCGTCGCCGTCGGTGTAGCTCATGATGACCGAGTTCAGCGCCTGGACCCGCATCACCATGGCGCGCAGCAGGGCGGCCGGTCCTTGTGCGTCCAGGCTGGTGTCCAGTTCATTGGCTTGGTCCAGCATGGCGGAACACAAGTTTTCAATGTCGTGAGTCGCATTGAAAACCACGGACGTGGCCGCAGGCGAGCCCGGCCGGAGCATGGTTTGATTGTCAATTTTCAGCATGGGTAACTCCTGAGTTTTGAAGGGGGTTCAGCTGCCGCGCGAAAACTGCGCGTCATATGCGTCCGTCAGCTCGTCGCTGTTGGCGCCGGTATCGACACACGCCCGATAGAGCGCGTCCGGGAATTCCATGCCCCGGGCAATCAGGGCATTCAGGGTTTGAAGGGCTTCGGCCATGGGGTCAGGCCTCCACCAGTGCAGGGGACAGGGCGCCGACTTGGCTGTAACCGTCATTGCCCAGATAAATGACCTTGCCGGCGGTCAGCGACTTGGCCACCGCCAGCCGGTCGGAGGCCTTGCCCATCGCCCGGCTGATAAGGCTCTGCAGGCTCCAGTAATCGCTGCCGTTGTCCATGATCTGGGCGCGGTATAGTTCGCCGCTGCGGTACTGCGCCACAGTGGGGACAGGAATATTTTTTTCGGCGAAGTTGCCAGCGAAGGCGCGGGACACTTGATCGATGGCACGCTGGACAGCGGCATCACTGAAAGACCGATTGCAGAAAATGAAGTCAGCACCAAAGCGGACTTGCTTGCCATCCATCAGGGCATAAGTGCTACCCTTGTAATCGGTCTGGCCGTCGAAGTAGGAGCCGCTGAACACATCGGCCACCGCCTCGACCTGGGCGGCATTGGGGCCATCGGTCCAGCGCACATTAATGGAGGCGCCGCCGCTATAGGTGCTGGAGCGCACCGAAAACTTGATACCGGGAAAGGATTCTTTGAGGGATTTGCGAATCAGCGCGGCAGTGTCGGCGCATGAAATATAGTCTCTGGACATCTTGCTTTCTCCTGCCCAGAACACCCGGGCCTTGTGTCCATTATATTCCCAAATGAATATTCCAGGTCAATCCTTTTGCGCGTATTTTTTGTAACAGTGAAAAAATAAATGACGAAAACGCCCAAATCCCCGGAACACCAGGCGGTGGTGCTGGAAATTCAGCGACTGCTGGCGCTGGCAGAGGCTGGGGAATTGCCGGGGGCGGTGCTGGTGTTGACTATGGCCGACGGCACGCGCAGGGAGTACATCCTGGGGACCATGGCCGACCTTCCGCCGGCTGAATTAGATTCAGTGCGGGAGGTTTTGGGAGAACTGGCGGACGGCGACACCCCGGGCGCGGGGCTGCCGAAACACTGAGGCGGTTATTTTTTCGCTGGCGTCAGCTGGTCCTGCGCCTGCAAGGCCTTTGCCGTGTCGTCCGCATAGGTGCACTGCAGCCCCACGCATTGCCCGGCGGCCACGGGCGCGGGTTCCTCATTGTCTGGCCAGAATTCGACGGCCAGCCACCACACCAACATGACCAGCAGGGTGAAGACCACGCGGCCCGGCAGGGTTTTAAGGTACAGCTTGAGATTCATTCGGGTTCCCACTTTCCAAAAACGGTGCCCAGCACCCTGAATTCATCACGGATCGGCAAATGCGCCGGGTTCAGAGGCTGCAGCCATTGGCGCCCGTCCTCGTTTTTGTAAACCTTGAATGTCACCTCGTCCGAGCCGTCCAGCTTGGCGATGACTCGTTCACCGTTGACCGGCGCCCGACGTTCAGGATTCACAAAAATTATTGACCCCTCCGGGTAGGACTTGCCCACGCCGGCAGCCGTCATGCTGTCACCGCGCACCCGCAGGGCAAACGCTCCAGGCGTAGGGGTTGCCGGGCTGGCCAGCCATGCCTCTGCATCACCAGGCGCCAGCGGATCCTGTGCGCCCGACCATGCGCCGGCCTGTACCCAGGAAATAAGCGGGATCCTCCCGCTTAGCACCGGCCCGGGCTCGAGGTGCGCACCCTTCACCAGCGCGCCGTCGCCAGTCTCAAGCCAGATCGGATCACACCCAAGCGCCCGGGACAGCTGGCCTATGTACGTAGTCCGCTGGATGTCTCCATTTTCGATTTTGGAAATATCACTCTGGCGCATGACGGCAGCGTCGGCCAGTTGCTTTTGGGTCATGCCCGCCTGCTGGCGTGCAAATTTCAATCTTTTTGCGAGATTCGGCATGTTTCGAGTGTCCCGCACTTGAATATTCTTTTGCGCTTGTGTAGGATATAAGGAATATCCATTAAGGAGTATCGACAGCATGGAAGCTCAAGCCCTTGTAATCAACCTCCTGCGCACCTACACGCAGGAAGAGATTGAAGAAGAAACCAAGATTCCGCAGGCGACTATCAGCAAGCTGAAGCGCGGCAAGGCGAAGGACATCCGGCTTTCGTACTTCCGCGCGCTCGAGGCGCTGCGGGACAAGATCGAGGCACGCGAAAAACGCAAAGCCCGCGCCCAGCAGGACGGCCAGCAGTCGCAACAAACCGCCGCCGCGGCCTGACCGATGGCGGTTCAAGGCCAGTACCTCCGGCCGCGCGCTGCACGCATCGGTGCACGCGGGGCCCTCTGTCGTGACAGGTTCACCCAGCGGTGCACCAGCCGCAACTCCCCGCCATGCCAGTGCATGGACAACTCAGAAGTCACAAGGTCGGTCACGGGTTCGCCCGTGGCGTCTGTGTTTGTGGCGGTGCGCGTGTGGGCGCTGACGTGGTACGGAACAAGGCCGGCGCGGGGTGGGGTGATGGTTTTGGACATGGTGGGTAGTTTGTTTTTTTTGCCCAAAAAAGTCTTTGCGAACGCTTGCGAAAGCGTTTTTCTTTTTCGCAAGTTGTCGGAAAGGTAGCCCGTGGACACACTGACACAAGCGCTTATTGATTGCGTGCGCGCCGCTGGCGGGTCCGCCATCGTGGGCCCCAAGATCTGGCCCGAGAAACTGGCAGAAAACGCCCAGCGCCAGCTGCTGGACTGCCTGAACGATGACCGCCCGGCCAAGCTGTCACCGGACCAGGTTTTGCTGGTGCTACGACTGGCGCGAGAAAAAGGCTACCACGGTGGCGTGGCCTACATCCTCGAGGTGCTGGGCTACGCGCCGACAACCCCGATTGAACCGCGGGATGAAGTGGCCGACCTCATGCGCTCCTTTCAAAGCGCGGTATCTCTCCAGGCCGATCTGGTTGTCCGCATGGAAAAGGCCGCCAGCCGTGTGGGGCTCAAGGCGAAGGGCGCCGCGTGAGCAATGAGGTTATGAGCCAATGTGCACCCCTCCAGATGCCGCACCCGGCAAAGGCGGTGCTTATGGCGCTGGCTGACATGCAGAGCGCTGCGAACGGCTGCGCGTGGCCGTCATTGACCAAGCTGCAGGAATACACCTGCCTTTCCCGCAATGCCGTTATTGCAGCCATCAAGGCGCTGGAGGCCACCGGCGTGGTGGAAGCCGACCGCAACGACCCGCGCCATACCCGATACGTGGTTAAGCCCGCCGCATTCACGCCCCCGCCGTTGACCAAAGCGCGCAAGTCCAGAGCCTTTACTAGTGCGCCCGCTGCACTACCTGATGCAGACCAGATGCCGCCATCTAGTGCGCCTCCTGCACTAGTGCTAGTGCATGTGAAGGACTACCGGGACGATTCAGCTAGTGCGCCAGATGCACTACCTAGTGCACGGGGCGCACTAGACCTAGTGCATGGGGCGGACTCACTAGTGCATGGGGCGGACCCTAACCATAAAGAACCCAAAACAGAACCCAAAGATAACCATAAAAGCGATGGCGATGTTTTGGAGGGCTTCGAGTTGTCCGGATCGACGGATTCAAAAAAGCCGAAAGACAAAAACCCGAAGGGCTTTGATCCCGCGACCGTTGACCTACCCGAAGGGCTCGACCGTCCGCTGTGGCTTCGCTGGCTGGCAGACCTCAAAGCCCGCAAGGTGAGCCCGACCGCGGAGGCCGTGAGGCTGCAGCTAAAGCGCATGGCCGGATACATCGCCGAGGGTTTGGATCCCGTCGAAATCATTGAACACAGCATCACCAGCAGTTACCGCAGCCCATTTAAGCCGCCCGGCGGCAATTCAAACCCCCGGCGCCCAGCCAGCACTGGCAGACACACCGGTTTAGCAAGCAAAGACCCATCGAAAGGAATCGAAGATGACGGATCGTTCAGTCTCCCCCGAGTATCAGCCAACCGGTGAAGCCGAGCGCCAGAGCGCCGACCGAATGCTGGCGATTTACCGAAAAACACCGACCACGCCGCTGGGCCGGATGCAGCTGAATTGCCACCGGCATGGTGGATTTTTCAGCAATGGCCACCTTTTGAACCTGCCCAGCCGAGCGCCGCGCGAACTGTGGGAGGACTGCCCAGACTGCAAAACCGAGCAGCGGGAAACCGCCGCACGCGACCAGGCAGAGCGCGAACGCATCGCCGAACTGGACCGCCGCCGGGACAAAATCCAGGGCGCGGGCATCCCGCCGCGGTTCTATGACCGCACGTTTGAAACCTTCAAGGCGACCACACCCGAGCAAACCCGCGCGCTGACGATGGCGCGGGACTACGTGGAGCAATTCCCCGAAAACCTGCGCCGCGGCCTGGGCCTGATTCTGGCCGGACACCCGGGCACCGGTAAAAGCCACCTGGCCAGCTCCATCATGCTGGCACTGGTCGGCCGGTATTCCGTGCGCTACGCCACTTGCATGGAAATGATTCAGGAAATCCGCGGGACGTGGCGCCGGGACTCCGACCGCAGCGAAGGCGATGCCCTGACGGAATTTGGGCTCGAAATCGACCTGCTGGTTCTTGATGAAGTCGGGGTCCAGTACGGCACGGACGGGGAGCAGACGCTGCTTTTCGGCGTGCTGGACCAGCGTTACCGCAACATGCGGCCGACCATCATCCTGACGAACCAGGACGCGCCGGGACTGGTTGAGTTTGTCGGGGAGCGCGTCATGGATCGGCTGACCGAAACCGCCAAATGGGTTCCCTTCAAGGGGGAGAGCTACCGCAAAACCGCCCGCAAGGAGGCCGCAGCATGAGCCAGCCGCAGAAGATCCCGCCCGGCATGGTCTGGGCTTATGACATCGTGGCCCAGCACGCGGCCGGGACGTTCAGGGGCGGTAAGTACGCCGTGAAGCTGGCGCAATCCCTGGTGGATGAGCGCAGCGCCTTGGACGGCATCAAGGGCGGGGGCTTGCCGCCCAGGCCGGGCCAGATCATGAGCGAACGGGACGCGCAGGCCATGCTGACGCAATCGCTGGAGGCCCGGCCATGATCCAGATGGACCTGACCACCGCCACGCCTGACGACAAGGCCGCCTGTTTTGGTGAGGACTTCCGGAACGTCCGAATGCTGAACTTTCGCACCAGCGCCATGGGCGTGCTGCTGACCACCGTCATGCTGGACGGCCGCCCGGTGCTGCTGGTCGGGGACCCGGAGGAAGCGCTGGCCCGACATCAGCAACGGTCCACCAGCTGGGCCATACGCCGATTGATCGAGGCCGCAGCGCACAGCATCCGGAAAGCCTGGGCTGCAATCGCGGGGCAGAAAAAGCTATGAAAGCGGGGGAAAAGCAGCATTTTCTGCTGTCGCCTCGCGCGCGCGCGTTTTGGCGCCATCGTACCAGTTCAACGGCGAAGCGGCCCCGCCCTTTGTGGCCGCGGTATCAGGAGTTTTACATGCTCAAGCGCACCATTACCGCAGACGCAACCCAGACAGCCGGCGGCTACACGATTTTTACCGTCCGCTGGCTGTTCCTGGGCGTCACGATCTACAGCGCCCAGCGAACGGATGCCAATTTGCACTGACCAAGGGTTTTCACCACGTAAGCCCGGCTTGCATGTGCAAGCGTGGCTTACCTCCTGGCGCAAGTGTGGCTTACGTGGGGTAAACCCGTGAAGCG